GTACCCGTACCACTTGTAGTGGATGTCTCCTGGACACGATCCGACAGAACTAGAGCCATTTATTAACCCGAGGCTGACAACGAGTACGATACATTTATTGTGTCGCCTGACGATACTGTCTTAGAACCCGCAGAGAAATCTCCTGCGCTAAATAAAATACCTGTTGTGTTATCAATTGTAGATGAACCGCCCACGTTAATGAACGCACCCGCAACAGTTCCTGATCCAGTCATGCTAAACACAACCGCAGCAGAAGTTACCAAAACAGATGGGTTAGCTGTGGTAGGTGTTGTAAAACTTGGTGTCTTTCTTGTACCAGAATATGTAGGAGCGTTAGCGCCTCCGACTTCCAACCAGCTTGCATGACTGGCTTGTGTATCTGAATAAGAAGGTGAGCCTGTACCCATTAGTCCCATGTAAATGGCATTTGTAGCCGAGGGAGAAATAAAGTAAAAGTTCAGTAAGTTCTGACGACCCACGTTTGTGGTTAGGTTCTCAATATGGTCAGACCACTTAAGATTGCCCTGTGCGTCATAGCACTCAGCTTTATATATACCTTGCAGACCAAACAGTTCTGTCTGCCCCGCGCCTCTGGTGACCGTAGCATCTACTACGTCTCCTATGATTGAAATCTCATTACTCATGATGTTTCCCTATGAAATAGTAATAATTGATGAAGTAGGACCCACTGGCGGAAATTGTACGGTAAAAGTATTACCTGAAGTTTTGTCTGATCCAAAATCAAGAACACACACCGCTGGGTTTGTTGTTCCATTATTTAGATAAATCAATGCGCCCCGAGCAGTTAAAGCTCCATTCCATGTTGCATTTGCAAAATTAAGATAGGCTGGGTTATTGGCATTTAACTGTGCGTTAGACCCTGTTGTAGGCGTTTGGGATACAGTTAACAACTGTCCCCCGGCGGTATATCCTGAGCCTGTTGTCTCACCTAAAGATGTATACGTAGTTGTCAATTCATTGAGCGTTGCTGCGTTTGTATAAAGAGCAATATAGAATGTCTGCCCGGTTGCAAAGTTATACACCCCAGACAACATTCCAGTCTTGAATACATCACATGCCCAGTTTCCTGTAAAACTCAAAATACCACCTCAAAATTGTTATGTTTACTTAAGTTTACTTTTGCAGGAATAACTTGTAAATTATGTGGTACGTGCAAACCAGAAACTTTTTTACCTTGAAGTGGGATTATATGGTCTACATGCCAACTAAAACCAAACATTTTAGTACGTAACGCAGCTAGTTCATATGCTTGTTCTATCATCCAATAATCGTCTTGGATTAGCCAATTAGGAGTTCTTTGAAGTTTTGCTGTACGACGTTTTGCTTCTTTACATGCATTTTTATGTGGGTTTGCTTTTATATAAGCACTATTTACAGAAAGAATGTGTTGTTTGTTTTTAACATAGCGTTGCTGAAAGTATTGCTTACGCAAAGGGTTTTGAACCGTATCATATGCTTGTTGAACTTGTTTAATTTTGTCGGCATTAGTTATTTTGTATTGTTTTTTGTACTCAGCTACGCAAGCTTTGCACCACGTGCGATAACCACCTTTGGCATTGCCTTTATGATAAAAATCAAAAGGTTTTTCTTGTTTGCATTTAGTACATGTTTTCATGTAACAGCCTGTCTATATTGACCACTTCTATAACTGTCTTGCCTTTCAAGGCCATCACCAAGACGTTTAGCTTGTGCCAATGCTTCAGCATATTTTGTGTTGTAAAGGGTAAGCATGTCTGTCTCACCCTTCATGTATGTATAAGCTTCTACCAAGCATCCATAAAGAAGAACTGCATCGTAGCTGTCCCCGAGCCATGTAATTCCTGATGAATTGCTGACTGTGCTAACCGTGGCTGCAAAGTTAGTTCCGCTGCTTCCAATGTAAGATGAAGACACTGTAATCGTATCTCCAACCACGTAGTAAGCTCCTCCACTGACAATGGTGATTCCTGTTACCACTCCGCCAGAGGATACTGTTATTGTTGCTACTGCTGAATTTCCATTCCCGCCTGTTACTGGTACATCGTAATATGTACCTGCTGTATATCCTGTCCCGCCCGTTGATATTGTTGCGGCAGTGATTGCGCCTTGGATAATTGTAGGCGGATAAAAATAATAATGAAGCTCTACGCCGTAAGCCTGGTCAGGTGTTGGGCCAAGCATAAAACTGAGCAAAGTGTTATTGTTGTACTGAGGTCCAAACAATGCATAGTACTGAGGCTGTGCATAGTTTGCTGAATTACTGGATGTGGGAAACGCTTCACGTATAAAGTTAACATCTTTGTTAATCAAGTACGTATACGTGTATGCGCTTGTTCCACTTGTTGGGTAAATAGCTATAGAGTAAACAGATAAAAAATCGGTCGGGCAAGATAGGTAAGGATTACCTGCGGTCAGTACACCCGTAACGTTTGACCTAAGACTTGGAAACTGAATGTCGTTATAAATGCGTTGTTCAGCTTGTTCGATAAAACGATTAAGCTGAGTAGTCGTAGACTCAGTTGTTCCGTCTGCCAAATAAACAGCAGGAAACTGATTCTCAGTATACGACTGGATCGCAGTTATAAGTTCCGTGTAGGTCACGCTTGGGGACCCCTAGACATAAAGCCACGCTCTGCTGCACCTGCCCCGCGCATCTTAATGCCACTGGTTTTAGGTTCTCTGGTCACAGCATAACTTACACCATTAGGTACTGGATCTTTCAACTCTGCTTTGTCAGCAGCTTTGTTAGATGCATATTCCTGAAAAGGAACTTCACCGCTGACAGGCTTGTTTTTCATGTCATGTGGTTTAGCATAATCAGATGCAGGTTTGTTAAATGGAGCTTTGCCAGTGCGAATGGCTGGGCTGTCTTTTTTTGTAGGAGCTGGATTCTTAGCCATTATTTGCCTCTTTGGTTAGCAATGCGTGCCATGTTACGACCCATGCCTTTTTCGCCCATAGATGTAACACCACCTTTAGCCATCTTCTTCATAGACATACCGCCCTTTTTAAGAGCAAGCTTGGTGTGTTTACCTGGGTGTTCTTGAGCATCGTGCTCTTTAAATGCCTTCTTGATCATGGCTTTATCTTGAGCCATGTCATCATCTTTCATTTCTTTCTTAGCCATTTTCTACTCCTACGTTGTTGAAATTGTAACTTGCCCTATCTTAACAGTCAAAGCTAAAACGTTAGGAGTTAGCTTTCTATCGAAATTTACAGCCCCTCCAACTGGGTTCCATCCCCATTGGAATATTCTGCTTCCGCCTTCGTTTGTTCCTGTTCCTAAGACGGTTGTGTCATTGGTGTTTGCTTTGTCGATTTGCAATCCACTGTTCCCCGAATTTACATAACTGCGGTCAGGTCTAGGATTTCTAAGCCCTTGAGGATCGTCAACTGGATACATACCCAACATAAGCTGAGGATGATCTGGATCCCAACAACGATTACAAACCAACAGTTCGTAGTTCTTTGTCTTGACAACTTCTCGGCGCAGTTGAGTCAGTTTAAACCTAAACGAACACCTGTCACATTCTGCAATTGCATATTTGCCAGAAGCAAATCTGTTTCCCATTAAGCACCAGTGCCAAGGAATTGCTGTCTTGGAACAAACCTTACGGCAGCTTTCTCATGGTCCTCATAGGCAGCCAAATCCCATGCCTCATCATACTGTTGCTTTAACATTTGAATTCTTGGCAAAGCATTGGGTAACTTAGTCGATAAATAATACGCAAGACCAGCCGCCATACAAGGAATAAACCTGAACGGTACATCCATGACGTTTACACCACCTCCAGCATCTTCTGTGCGGCGCAGTCTCCAGTATACAAATTGGTACTGCTGAGAGTTATCAGGTGTAGGCCAAACCGTGATGGCGGGTAAGCTTTGCTGACTGACCGCCGCTCCAACTGAATGGATAGCCGCAGTCGTATTGTTTTGTCCACGGAAGCATCCTGATAGGACATTCCCGTTAATGTATTGATACCATATCGTCTCACTGTCGATAAGCACAAACCCAGTGGTTGGCATTCCAACTGTGGAAGATAAGGTAATTGTTGTGTCTGTTGATGCTACGGAACTTGCGACTGTATAACCTGTGGGTAAGTTTTGCCCGTTTAAACGCTGTATCCAAACCTGGATAGGTCTGGCTTGTTGAAGTTTATTGGGAAGCGTAGCATAGGTAGAAACACTAATACGTGTAATGGTCAGGTCTGCTTGATTAGACGTATTGTTTGACTGAGTCCTGATAACGTGATCCAAAAGATCTACAGTATCGAGCGGTAAAGCATATGTGTTTAGACCTGGAGTTAAGGTGATAGTACCTTGGTCTATTGTCCACATGTTAATACCACGGTTAGCCCAGTCTGCAAACATGATGTTTAAACTGCGCCTGGCTGTTCTTAAGTCATAACCAGAACGCATTTCCTGACCCGCACGCTCAAACGCCTCCTCACATAACTCGGTGAGTTGGAGGTTAAACGTTGCGGTTCCGGAAGTTTGTGCCATGTATTAGCTCACTATAGAAGGTTCTACCACCAATGTCTCTTCATGTGACTCAGGAGCATCCACAGGAGCTGGAGCAGGTGTATTATCCACAACAACATCCACAGCGGCGGGAGCAGAAACATTCTCATTAGAGTTAACATGGGCATCCAATACATCACGAATCTTTTGGGTTGCTTCGCTAACAACTCCGTGAGAGCTAAGTTGCACTTGAATCATGTGCTCAACTAAATCAAGCAAATGCTCTGCGTGTTCTTCTAGGTTTGTAAGTAAGCTCATTTTGATTTCCTTGTCTTGGCTGATTGAATAAAATCTTGCTTGGTTGGTGCGCCTTTAGCGCCAGGTTTTCTCATCTTCTCACCTGAACCGTTGGCTATCCTTTTTTGCTTTGCATGGATATTGGCATAAAGTCCAACATGTCCGCCTTCTTTGTACTCGGTAAAGTCTGTATCATCACGGCGAGGTTTTTCTTTGCCACTTGGCATCTTAGATGATCTGATTGCTCCCATGCCGCGACTTGCCATCATACAAACCTTCCCTTGGTTCTGCCTTTAGAAGCAATTCCATCTCCGCGTTTTGAAGCGTTATTCATTGGCTTTCTGGTCATTCCACCACTAGCCATTTTCTTAACTGCTCCACCTTTTTTATAAGGCTTGTCTGAGTTCATGTCAAGCTTATATCTTTCTGGGTTATCCCATTCTGCATTAGTTTTGCGAATTTTTTCCCTTTGATATTCTTCTTGAAGTTGATTAGATCTATCTAAAGCAGCTCTTGTTTTTTGATCTCTAGATGGTTCTTTTTTCTTTCTAGATTCACGCAAAGCAGCCAATTGAGCATCTTCTTGTGGACTTCCATATTGCTCAAGATCACGTTGACGTGATACAGGTCTTGCTCGGGGAGCCACAGAAGTTTGATCTGGGATTGGTTTACTGATATAGCTTCCACCTGGACCTGGAATAGTCCTAGTCCCAGCAGAGCCAACCTGTGAGTTGGTTTGCTCATAATCGTTGAACATTGGATCATCCAAAGGAAGATTGGCAATGTTTGGATTTATGTTCGGATTTGTGTTTGGATTTGTGTTTGGATTTGCGCTTGGACTAGACTGAGCAGCCTGATCCTTTTGCCTTTGCGTGTAAACACCAGCTCCAAGCGCAGCTAAAGCTGCTAACCCAGCAAGATTCTGTGAAGATGCCATGATGGCTCCTTATTTCTTATGTGCCATTCCGCCGCCACAGAGCTTTTCTACTTTCTCATGCTCTTTCATATGACCTGCTGCGTGCTGACCATACATTTTGTGGTGGTGTACATGTCCGTCCCCGCCGTACAGTTTTTCAACCATATGCACATTGTGAGTGTGTGGTGGGCTAGACTCTTTCATGAGTGGTGGATGATCCATACCTTGTTTCATATCTATCTCCTTAACAGTATTTACCTTTGGTTAAACCCTTTTGCTGAATAGAATGCTCACCGCGACCCTTCTTTCCACCCGCTGTTACAGGCTCCATTGGCTCACCGTAAACAAATCCACCCTTAGCGTACTTCTTCACTTTTCCGCCTTTCTTCATGGTATTGACTTCAGGTCCAGTCCCAATGTCATTACCTTTCATTTTAGGCATCATAGCTCTAGTTGCACCGCGTTTTTCAATGCCGTGCTCACCATGAGGCTTCTTTTTGTTTGATCCTTTTTCCACGTCCTCGGACATGCCTATTGGGCCCATTGTTTCACTCATTCCGCCTTTAGCCATCTTTTTCATAAATCCACCTTTTTTAAAAAGTTCCTCGCTACCATGTTGAGTTTTTGGCTGGTTCACGGCTTGCGAATCAGCTCTCGATTTAGTGCCGCCACTGAATTTCATACCTTTATCAGCGCTAGTGAAGTCTTCGCCAACCGATTGGGGTATGCCCATCTTCTTAGCAAACGCTGGATCATGAGCTACTGCTGCCATCATGTTGTGTTGGGTTTTGCTAGAACTAGGCATTTTTATCAGTCCTTTTGACGAATAAGGAGATCAATTTTTTCTTCAAGTCTGTTAAACCTTTGGTCAATGTGGTCTGTAATTCTATTAACCTCTGCATTGGTGACGTATTCACGAGCAATCTCCTCTCTGGTTTTGTTTAACAAAATATCAATTCTTTTGATTTCTGCAAATTTGTCTTTTAAAAAGAACCCAATTATCCCTATCAATAGAGACAAAACACCGTTCCATACAACCATAGCATCCATTTAACATTTCCATTTTCTTAAGCTCTTATTTACTCTGCTTTCCGGGTCGTTTGCCGTCTCTGATCCGGTCAATTTCTTCTTTAATCCTTCCATCCTGGCACAGAATGAATCTTTCCTTGACCCGCCTTGTGGCTGGGGAGGTTTAAGATTCATCCCTTCTTTCTTTGCAGAAGCTCTACCCTTTGCGTTTAAACCGCCTGTTGGGCTTTTGCCCTCTTTGCGTTGCCAAGCTGGGGTCTTTGCCATGTTATGCCATCGCTTCCTGTGCAACTACGTTAACTTGAACCGTAGCACCAGCAGAAGAAGTTACCGCAACAGTCAAAATGTCCGCTACGTTACCCCTTACGTTGGTAAGTACAGGGAAAAAGTTACCTAAATCAAGCTGCTGCAAACCATTAGGAGGAGTTGAGAATGCATATACAACCTCACCACCAGCCAATGTTGTAGCACTTAAATCTTGTTCTGCAAAAGAGTTGTATGAACCAAGTGTATTTAAAGGCACAAAGCTTGCCTGACTTAAAGACAATTGATTTGTAGGTGTGCTTGAAATCAACTCAACCAAACAAGTGGCGGATGAATTCAACAGAAGTGTTGTAGGCAACAACTGACCACGATCAATCAAACCAATTTGATATGAATTTCCTGATGCAGGAGGATTCATTAAAGGCAGTCCAGTCACTACATCGCCAAATGTTAATGCACTTGTTGTATTAGATGTAATACGTGCTGTGTATGGAGATACTGCTGAAGCACCAGATGTGTAGTTTGCAGGTGCAGAAGCAAAGTAACCCCAGCTAACAACAACGGTGGTGGTTGGGTTTGATGTTGGAATACTTACTGAGTACTGTCCATTCATATAAGCAGGGGTAGACCCGCTAATAACAATCACATCACCTTGCTTAAGTCCATGAGTGGAGCTAAACGTAATTGTAGATGTGTAATTTGTAATACCAGCAACAGTTGCAGATGCTGGATTAGAAATGGCACTGATGGATGGCAAACTAGCCTGGTAATACACAAATTTACCAACCCACTGATTTGTACCCCAGTATGTTGCTGTAGGTGTAGATGTGAGTGTTGCGCCATTTACCAACTGAATTGGCAGGATCATGGTGGTTGTGGTTGGTACTTGTTGGATTAACCAAGTCTGTGCCGCGTAAGTTGATGTAGCAGTAAGAGTACCTGTACCTGTAGTTTGTGTAGAGCTTACCTGGTAAGTACCCAGTCCGCCTGGAGCATAAGAATTGTATGTACCAGCAGCTTGAGCTGTAAATGCTTTGTTTAAAGTAATCGTAGCACCGTTAACAGCAGTAATAAACGTAGTAGCAGGAACTCCTGTACCAGCAAATAATTGACCCACAGCAAACGATGTACCTGCCGCTAATACGACTACACTTGATCCTACTGCGCCGCCGCTTGCAAAGGCTTGTGAACCAACAGCAGAACTTGTGGCAGTCAACTGGGCAACAATTGTAGGAGAACCTGTAACACCAGTTCCAGACAATACTTGTCCAGGTTGCAAAGCACCAGTAGCAACTGCTGTAGTTACAGTTAAAGTCGTACCAGAAAATGCATAATTACCCGTGGCAACCGTAGCTACTTCAGTAAATGAACTAAGGGTTATATACTGAGCTGGGCTGTTAGCATTAGCATTGTTGGTCACTGCATAACCATGAGCAGATGCAAATGTTAATAAAGCTTGACCTCCGTTAGGCTGACCAACCACAGAAGATATAGCAGGAGTTGCTGCACTGATTGTTAATGTCTGTGCCGTGCCGCCAGTACAAGCTGCATTGGTGTTATCAAAAATATCAGATCCAACAGCTCTCATCCTAAATGACATTGCAGGATAACGAACAGAAGATGCGGGAATTGAACGGTTTTGAGTCTTGGCATCATTACCATATGAATAGGTAAATCCACGTTGTTTATCAATTGAACCTTCAATGAGTACAGATACGCCGTAGTGAGTCATTAATGAAGATGTTGCGCTACCTGTATCTCTTTGCTCATAACGAACAGGCAAGTTACCTGTACGGCTCCAAGGTTTGGTTTGAGCAACGCCATTAATAACGCCGTTACCCGCTCCGACTTGGTGAAGAACCCAAGGCTCACCATTGAGAACTACGCCCCAGCGAAGAGCACCAGCCCCGTACCATGCGTATTCCATCCATATCATCTGAACTTTAGTCCAGTCTAATGCTGAAATAATATTCTTACTGCCGTTCCATTGGCTTACAGGAAATACAGTATCTTGTGGCAAACCGCCTGAATCAGAACGAATAACCACATACATAGCATATGGGTTGTCTGGTGTTGTTGCCCCGTACTGCATAAAGAATATGCCGTTAGAGTCATCAAAAATACCAACACGTTGGTACTGTCCAGATACAGAAGATCCAAAATTAACGTTAGATGCCATGTAAAAAGTCTTACCTGGCTGATATCTGTGATATGGGCGGCTTTGACGAATCGTAATATCGCCTGGTGTATTACCGCCACCAATGTTCATTGAAACTCCACCAAGGCCAGGGTTCTGAACTATATAAGCTTGACCTGACACGTTTTGAATAACGTTTTCCCAGCGAAGTGGTTGAACGCCATACTCAAAGTCAGCATCGTAAATGTTTTGTGATTGGGATATTTTTAGCTTACCAACAACATCACGCAGACGTTGTGGAGCGATAAACTCACCTGCTCCGTCAATGCCCTGCCATGCAGTGCTTGGAGTTTGAGTTCCCATACTAGCCGTCTGAGAGACGTTAGTACCAATGTTGTTCGGGTTAGTGCCAGAAAAGAAATTTAATAAATTTATACCCATGATTACCCTTTGAAAACTTTGAAGAAAGGGGGCTATTGCCCCCTAGCTATTAGTCGAAGTTACCGTATGGGTAAGTCGTAGAGTTACCAATGTTCAAGTCTGCTTGTGCATAACGAATTGTTACAGCCGCTTTACCGGTTGTCAGCGTATTCAATGTAGATGCACTGTACGCAAGAGTAACA